TTATCGGCGAGGATCACCGAGAACTCAACAGAGTTAAACAATGACTGATGAAGTCCAAAACCTAGCGGAAGTAGACTCCGCGCCAGCGCAGGATGTGACGGCCACACCTGACACTGCTGTAGCTTCGCCGGAAGTCGCTGAAACACAGCCCGATCAATCTGCGTCGAAGACATTCACGCAAGAAGAACTCGATGCTGCTATTGGCAAGCGCCTCGCAAGAGAACAGCGCAAATGGGAACGTGAACAAGCTGCACGGCAAGCACAGCAAGCCGCGCCAGTTGCTCCAAAGGAGGTTCCGTCGATTGACACTTTTGAAAGCCCTGATGCCTATGCGGAAGCATTGGCTCTGAAAAAGGCCGAAGAATTGTTGGCTCAACGAGACCGTCAGAAAGAGCAAGCTGAAATTGTTGAAGCCTATGGTGAACGTGAGGAGAAAGCACGGGACAAATACGACGACTACGAAGACGTTGTGTACAACCCGAAGCTGCGAATCACCGATGTCATGGCCGAGACAATCCAGCATTCTGAAATTGGACCTGACCTTGCCTATTGGCTTGGGTCAAACCCCAAAGAAGCTGACCGCATCGCCCGTTTGTCACCTATCATGCAGGCTCGTGAAATCGGAAAGATTGAGGTCAAATTGGCCGATAATCCTACGGTGAAGAAAACAACCTCCGCGCCAACACCGATTAGTCCGGTGACTGCGAGGTCTTCGGGAAGCCCGAGTCATGACACGACTGACCCCCGGTCAATCAAAACCATGAGCACTTCGGATTGGATCGAAGCCGAACGCAATCGCCAGATTCGCAAGTATGAAGCGCAACGCAACCGCTAATTTTTGAAAGGACTTTAAATGTCTAACAGCATCCTGACGATTGATATGATCACCCGCAAGGCTCTGGAAATTCTGGAGAACAACCTTGTCATCACCCGCAACGTGAACCGCCAGTACGACGACAGCTTTGCTGTTGAAGGCGCCAAAATCGGTTCTACACTGCGTATTCGTTTGCCCGACCGCGCTCTGGTCACTGACGGCGCCGCCCTGCAAGTTCAGGACGACAACGAACAGTTCACCACCTTGACCGTGGCAAACCAGAAGCACATCGGCGTGAACTTCACTTCTGCCGAATTGACCATGCAGTTGGACGACTTCGCAGAGCGTGTCTTGAAGCCACGTATCAGCCAGTTGTCTTCCAGCATCGACGCTGACGTTGCCAACGCTTACCGCACTATCGGCAACTCCGTGGGCACTCCCGGCACTACTCCTTCGACTTCCTTGGTGCTGTTGCAAGCCCAGCAGAAGCTGAACGAGAACGCTGCTGTGATGTCTCCACGTTACGCCACCGTCAACCCAGCCGCCAACGCTGGTTTGGTTGAAGGCATGAAAGGTTTGTTCAACCCCACCGACACCATCAGCAAGCAGTTCAAGAACGGCATGATGGGCACTGGTGTGTTGGGTTTTGAAGAAATCAACATGTCTCAGTCGATCAAGCAGTTCACTACTGGCACTCGCGGCGCCACTGGCAACAGCGTTTCCGCTACCGTGACCGCTGACGGCGCTGCCACCATTGCTCTGACCGTTGCCTCTGGCGTTACGATCCGTGCTGGTGACGTGTTCACCGTTGCTGACTGCTTCGCTGTCAACCCACAGACTCGTGAATCCACTGGTTCCTTGTTCCAGTTCGTTTCCCTGACTGATGTGACTGCCTCCGGCACTGCTGTGACCGTGAACGTGGCTCCGATCTACCCAGCCACTCACGCTCTGGCTACCGTGGACGTTATGCCCGTAAGCGGCAAAGCTGTCGTGTTCGTTGGTGCAGCATCTACACAGTACGCTCAGAACTTGGTGTACCACAAGGATGCCATCACCTTCGCAACTGCCGACTTGTTGTTGCCACAAGGCGTTGACATGGCTGCTCGTGCCGTTCACAACGGTATCAGCTTGCGTGTCGTGCGTCAGTACGACATCAACAACGACCGCTTGCCTTGCCGTATTGACGTTCTGTACGGTTACAGCACAATTCGCCCACAAATGGCTTGCCGCCTGTGGGGCTAATCTGATGGGGCTTCGGCCCCGTTCTTTGAATCAAACTTGAAAGGAAATTATCATGGCTCTCCCTAACGGCGCAGGTGGTTATCAAATTGGTGACGGCAACGTCAATGAAGCACAACTGTTTGTTCAAGGCGCTCCTACAGCCTTGACCGCTGCTGCAACTTTGACATCAGCACAACTGGCAAGTGGTCTGTTTACGTATACAGGCGCAGCCGTCAACTTGACTTTGCCCACTGTGGCATTGTTGGAAGCTGACATCTCCAGTGCTGAAAAAGTAAACGCAGCGTTTGACTTCATCATCATCAACATTGGCGGTACTAACGCAGCTACTCTTGTGGTTGGCACAGGTTGGTCTATCGTTGGTGTTGCTGCTGTGTCTGCTAACACGTCTGCTCAGTTCCGCGCCCGTAAAACAGGCGATGGTGCTTGGACTGCGTATCGCATTGCCTAAACCTAAATGGGGGCTTCGGCCCCCATTTTCAAAGGAACAATCATGTCAAACACCAAAGCTACTGGCGTTGCATATCTGGACCCTGAGTTCAGTACGATGTACGCAACAGAGGAGATTGGCTATGCTGCCGCTGCTCAAGGCGCTGTGACTCAACTGACAAGCAAGTCCACAGCGGTCACGCTGGACAAGTCTGCTGGTCGAATCACAATGAACAACGCATCGCTGGCAACTGCCACGAATGCCACGTTCACTTTGAACAACAGCACGATCAGTGCCAACGACACCGTAATTTTGACAATCTCTGGCGGTCAAGCTACTCCCGGCTCATACAACGTATTTGCCAATTCGCTTTCCGCTGGTGCTGTCAGCATCACGCTGCGAAACATTTCGGGCGGTTCGCTGTCCGAAGCAATCGTAATCAACTATTGCGTCATCCACAGCGCAAGCTAAACTAAATGGGGGCTAATCACCCCCATTTTTACATCATGGTCATATACCTCACACACCCGATCCACGGCGCCAAAGTGGCGACATTGGACATCGAAGCTGATTCTGATGAACGAAACGGTTGGACGCGCTACAATCCAGACACGCCTTCGGACGTCGAAGATGCGGCCCCTGTAAACGTGTTGGGGACAAAGCGCAAATACACTCGCCGAATCGAAACTGTCGAGGGTGCAACCGAAGGAGTCTGAGCATGGCAACGTACACCGCTGGCGATCAAATTAACCGGGCATTGCGATTGCTGGGGGTATTGGCCGAAGGGGAAACACCCACGGCGGCAATGTCAAATGACGCCTTGACGGCGATGGATCAGATGATTGACTCGTGGGACACTGAACGATTGTCAGTGTTCTCCACGCAAGACCAGATTTTCACATGGCCCGCAGGTTTGATTACCCGCACTCTTGGCCCCACTGGCGACTTTGCTGGTCTGCGCCCTGTGCTGCTTGATGACTCCACGTACTACCGTGACCCCGGCACCAACGTGTCCTTCGGCATCAAGTTCATCAACCAGCAGCAGTACAACGGAATTGCGGTCAAGACCGTCACGTCCACCTACCCACAAGTCATTTTTGTCAACAACACATACCCTGATGTGACGATGACAATTTACCCACGTCCTACTCGGGACTTGGAGTGGCACTTTGTGTCCGTGGAGCGTTTGGACAAGCCTGCCACGCTGGCTACAACGCTGTTGTTTCCTCCCGGCTACCTGCGGGCGTTTACCTACAACTTGGCAATGGAAATTGCGCCGGAGTACGGCGTTGAGCCAAGTGAGCAAATCAAGCGCATTGCCATGACCAGCAAACGCAACTTGAAGCGCATCAACAATCCTGACGATGTGATGTCGATGCCCTATGCGATTGTTGCGACTCGTCAACGGTTCAACATCTACGCTGGCAACTACTGATGAAAACGCCAATTCTTGGGGCATCGTATGTGGCCCGCAGCGTCAACGCTGCGGACAATCGCATGGTCAATTTGTTCCCCGAAATTATTCCCGAAGGGGGCAAAGAGCCGGGGTTCTTGAATCGTGCACCCGGTCTCAGGTTTTTGGCAAACATGGGTGACGGCCCCATTCGTGGCTTGTGGCAGTTCAACGGTTCCGGTTACGTGGTGTCCGGCGAGGCTTTGTACAAAATCGACTCGCTGTGGAGAGCCACGTTTATCGGCCTTGTATCTGGCGCGTCTGGACCCGTTAGCATGTCAGACAACGGCACGCAGATGTTCATTGCCTGCAATGGCCCCAGCTTTATTTACAACAGCCTGACAGACGAGTTCAAGCAGATTGACGACCCGGACTTTCCCGGCGCTGTCACTGTGGGGTATTTG